ATCATGCGATTAGAATCAATACCCCTATCCTCAATCATCTGACGAGAGATAGCAGACTCAGATTCAAAGTAGATTACACCTGCGTCAGGATTACTGTCGAGAAAATGCTGTACAATGCCAAGGCAAAAGAAAGTTTTGCCAGTAGACGACTCGCCTGCAATGGCCGTAATCTTGTTTCCAGGAACACCTCCGTAGATACTCCCAGATACCAAAGCGTTAAAGATATGACTGCCAGTATCAATGAAACCACTGGTGTCACCTGCAGCAACACCGTCACTGACCAATCCTGCATACTCATTACCGATCTCCTTTACTACGTCTTTAAGAAAATTCACTCTTTAACCTCTAATAATGTTGTGATGTGTTGTGATCGTTTCATAGCACGCTCAAACCATTGAGCATCTGTCAGTTCATCAAAAAGTTTTTCTTCTCTGGCAGCACCAGCACCGAATGCTTTCTGATAGGTTACCATAAACTTTGTCTGTTTCATCCGAATAAAAACTCCAGCGATGCTATTTTTTCTGATTTCCATCCAATCGTATCCATAATAACGTTGATAGGGTCTAGGAAAGACTTAGAGAATTGTAGGTCATAGTCTACCTGTTTGTCAAGATTCAACTCTTTGGGAAATGTATTCAAATAACTAATAACATTTTCACCGATCTTGTTAGGAGTCTTCAAGTAAACAAACTTTAGTTTATCCCCATCTTGTATCAACGGATACTTATGAGTTAGTTTGTTCTTCTTGTTAT